AATACACGAGGACTTTTCTTATGCATCGTTTAGTGAAGGTGAAAAACAAAGAATTGACTTAGCCCTTCTTTTCACCTGGAGGGAAGTGGCTAAGTTCAAGAATTCAGTCTCAACCAATTTAATGATATTGGATGAAGTGTTTGATAGTTCGTTAGACGGACAAGGGACAGAAGAATTCTTAAAGATTATCCGATATGTAATTGAGGATGCTAATATCTTTGTTATATCTCATAAAAATGGTATGGAAGATAAATTTGAGAATGTATTGAAATTTGAAAAACTTAAAGGATTTAGTAGGATTGTACCATGATTGGAATTGTTGGTAATGGTTTTGTAGGCAATGCCGTTTATCAGAACTTAAGAGATAAAGTAAGATGTAAGGTATTTGATGTAGATAAGAATCGATCCCTTAATACTTTAGGAGAGGTTATTCTCCAAGATTTTATTTTTGTATGTCTTCCTACTCCTATGAAGTATGGAGGGGAATGTGATTTATCAATCTTGGATAATTTCTTTAAGGATCTACCTGATCATCTAACTGGAACTTTTGTTATTAAATCAACTGTTCCTATTGGTACAACCAAGAAATACACAGAGAGTCATAATGTTATTCATAACCCAGAGTTTCTTACTGCAAGAAATGCTATAGCAGATTTTGCTAACTCTGAAAGAAATATTGTTGGTGGTGATATGGAATTGTGTTCAGAGTTTGTTACTTTCTTCGAACAGCATTTCTCAGACATACCAAGTTTTATTACAACTTCTGATGAGAGTGAAGCAATTAAATATTTTTCAAACACATTTCTTGCATATAAGGTAGCATACTTTAATAAGATATATGATTTGTGCAAAGCAGTTGGAATGGATTATGATACTGTGTGTGAGGGAGTTACTGCAGATAGTAGAATAGGTAAATCACATACTAGAGTCCCTGGTATAGATAACGATAGGGGTTTTGGTGGGACATGTTTCCCTAAGGATATTAATTCTCTTATTGTTCAGATGGAATCTCATGGTGTTAATGCTGATATGTTTAAATCTGTATGGGACTATAACCAAGAGATTAGAACCGTATTTGATTGGTCAGTAACATGAAAATATTAGTAACAGGTCATAAAGGTTTTATTGGTAGTCATGTCTTTAATGATCTTAGACATAACCAGGGTTATGGTTACTTAGTAGAAGGATTAGATAGACCTGATGATATTGGTGATTGGGTTGGTCCTTCTGGTATGTTTGCTAAACATTATGATGTGATTATCCACCTTGCAGCATACGCTGCTCTGAGGGATAGTATCGAGAACCCTGAGAAGTTTTGGGAGAATAATGTAGAGAAGTCGAAACCTATATTTGATTATTGTAGAGAGAATAACGTTAGGTTATTGTATGCAAGTTCTGCTGGAGCACATGAATGGTGGAGGAATCCTTATGCAATAACTAAGAAAGCAAATGAATTGATGGCACCTCCTAATAGTGTGGGTATGCGATTCTTTAATGTATGGGCAGAGAATGATAGTAGACCTGATATGTTGTATAGAATGCTTCAGGAGAACACTGCTAAGTATATTACAAGGCATGAAAGGGATTATATTCATGTAAAGGATATTGCTAGGGCAATTGCTTATTTGATACCTAGTACCTTTATAGGGCATATTGATGTTGGAACAGGGGAAACTATTTCTGTGATGGACCTAGCAAAATCAATGGGACGGGGTCTTCCTATCAAAGAAGATACACCAGGAGAACCAGATAGGATATGCGCTGATACAACAGACTTGCGTGAATTGGGTTGGTTCCCTACAATAAATATTCGGGATGTATTAGAAGATGCCAACGTATAAACAAGTAATTACTGATTTTTCAAAACCTGCAAAAAGGTTTTTGTATATACATATTCCTCGCACTGCAGGAAGATTTCTGCAGATGAATCATAGGCATAATGGATTTGAGTTGGATAATGTTTTAATGCTACCTCCAAAGGGTCTTGAATTAAATCATTTACATACAGAGTTGTACGAGAAGTATTATGATGTAAGTAACATTCCACATATTACGGTTGTTAGGAATCCTATTGATAGATTTATATCTTGTTCTATTTTTTTAATTAGAATGTATGGAGATGATATTCAGGATATGATGGAAGATCCAATGATGTTCTCTTCAATGATTCAGAACTTCCCACTTGATCAAGGGATAAATTGGTTTAGACCACAAATGGATTTTATTACAAGTGAGACAAATATTTGGAAATTTGAAGATGGTTTTGGAAAAGATTTTGATGAATGGATTAGTGATCTCTTAGGAGTGGAGTATGAAGTACGAGATGTGAAATATCAGAAAGTCACCACAGACGAGACTAAGAAGTTGGAGAAGAGTGCTAAACTAATAGATAATATCAAGTCTCTTTATAGGAAGGACATTGACTCGCTCTACCCCGAATTGGATTCATAACTCTGGGAAACCTCCTAAGAGAAAATTAAAACCCCAAGCATTGCGGCAAGCAAAGCAAAGGTTACAAAATGTTAAGATGCGTTACATGGCCGCCAGAAAGAGGCGGTCTTCTAGTATTATAGGTACATCAAAAGAAAACACAGATGGCAGTTCAGCAAGAAATCAAGTCCCAACTAGCAAAATTGCTTGCTACTGAGGACCTTGTTGTAGAGCACAGGCAGGTCCCAACAGCACAGTTTGATGTTCATACTCGTGTGTTGACTTTGCCCGTCTGGGAGAAGGCTAGCCATACTGTATACGACTTATTGGTGGGACATGAGGTAGGACATGCACTCTTTACTCCTGATGAGGATTGGACATTAGATATTACTGTTCCTCAACAGTTTGTGAATGTTGTAGAGGATGCTCGGATTGAGAAATTGATGAAGCGTAAATATATGGGTATTGCTAAGACGTTTTATAATGGGTATAATGAACTCCATAGTAAAGATTTCTTTGAGATAAAAGATGAAGATATTACTACTTTTAATCTTGCTGATCGCGCTAATTTATACTTCAAGGTGGGTAACTACATTGATGTGGTATTTTCGTCTGATGAAAAACAGATTATCTCTATAATTGAAAAGTGCGAAACCTTTAGTGACACAAAGAAAGCAGCACTTGTTCTTTATGAATATTGTAAGAAGCAACAAGAGCAAGAAGCAAAGATCGATCTTGAGCAGCAATCCAAGCAAGGTCAACTCGATTTTGGAGAATTGAGTCAGACAGAGCAGGAAGGTGAAAAGGAGGAACTAGAAACTTCTCCTCAACCAACACCACAGATGGAAGCAAGTACAGATAGTGGTGGAGAACTTCCAGAACAGGATTTTGATTCTTCTGCACCTGAAGTTCAGACTGCAGAATCATTTAATGATAATCTTCAGAGTTTGATCAATACGCATGGATCTGATAGTGTTTATGTTGAGATTCCTAAACTACATCTTGATAAAGTAATTGTTGATAATGCAGAAATTCATACAGAAATTGATCTTTCATTTTTAGATCAGCAACAACATGCGAATCAAATTTTAGAAAAAGAAGGATTAAGTAAAGACCTTTATAAAGAGGTGGATGCTGATTATATTAAGTTCAAAAGATCTGCTCAAAAGGAGGTTAATTATCTTGTTAAAGAATTTGAATGTAGGAAAGCAGCTGATAATTATGCTCGTGCTACTACAAGTCGTACTGGGGTTCTCGATACAACGAAGCTTCAAACATATAGATTTAATGAAGATCTTTTTAAGAAGGTAACAGTCATCCCTGATGGTAAGAATCATGGATTGGTATTTGTGTTGGACTGGTCTGGTTCTATGTCTTCTGTTCTTGAGGATACTCTTAAGCAACTTTATAATTTAATTTGGTTTTGTAAGAAGGTGAATATTCCTTTTGAGGTTTATGCTTTTACGAATGAGTGGTTACGTAATAGTGGGAAAGTAGTACATTCTCGTTATGAAAAGAAAGAGTATCAACTTGTTATGGATAATACTTTCTCTTTGATGAATTTACTTAGTAGTAAAGTTAATGCAAAGACTTTAGATCATCAGATGTTAAATATTTGGAGAGTTGGTTTGAGTTTTTATAATAAGTATTATTGTTATTACAAATATCCAGAGAAATTATCTCTCTCTGGGACACCTTTGAATGAAGCACTTATGACTCTTCATCAGGTTCTTCCACAGTTCCAGAAAGATAATAAAGTTCAGAAGGTTCAGTGTATTGTATTGACTGATGGTGAGGCAAACTATATGCCTTATCATAAAAAGGTACAACGTTTTTCTGATTCAGAGAAATATATGGGATGTCGTAGTCTTGATCCAGCAAAGTCATATCTTCGTGATCGTAAACTTGGAAAGACTTATAAGTTTGGATGGAACTACCATGAATTTACTGATGTTCTTTTGAATAACTTAAGGGATAAGTTTCCCACAGTGAATTTCATTGGTATGCGTGTTCTTGCTAATCGTGATGCAATGAGATTTGTTAGACTTTATAATCCAGAAGGAAGTAAAGAGTTTGATCGTCTTCAAAAGGATTGGAAGAAGATGAAGAGTTTTATTATTAAAACTTCTGGTTATGATGCATACTTTGCATTATCTTCTAGCAATCTTGCTGATGATGCAGAGTTTGAGGTTAATGATGATGCAACAAAGGCACAAATTAAAAGAGCATTTGTTAAGTCACTTAAGGTGAAAAAACTAAATAAAAAGGTATTGAGTGAGTTTATTTCTCTGGTCGCATGAAGACATTTGCAGAATTTATGGTAGAATGCTCTATAGATGAGAGTAGTCTTAGCCGTA